TGCTCAACGGTATAGTATAATAAGAGAAGCTCTAAAGTTGGGATTTAGTGGTATAGGGGTCGCTGGTGACTTTGTACACGTAGACACACGGGGTTCTGTTCCCGTGATTTGGACGTATTCCTGATGCTATATACAAGAAACACTAACGTCACAACCACCGATGAATCTACTATGGTTACTATTCCTAGCGGATACGTAGCGCACTGGAATATGTTGTTTATTGTAAACCTTGGTGGCTCTACAAACGGCGCAGGTATTTACGTAAGTAAGAACGATGGATCTCGCATAGACATTCTAGGAGGCGGTAACGTATCGTCTAAAGAGTACATTTTGCTAGACGGTGCTGCCGTGTTTGTACTACAAGCTGGAGACGCTGTTAAAGCGTACACAACGGCTGCTGGAGATATGGAGTTTGTTATTACGTTTGATCTGCTAGAGCAACCAGCAACATTTGTAAACTTTAACGGAACTTAGAGACGTAAACCTACTTCTATGCTGACTGTAATAGGGTCTGAGTGGTGCCACGGTTGCACCGCCATACGAAAAAAACTACTAGCAAAGAACATGGACTTTGAGTTCATAACGATACCTCCGGGTAAAGCTGGGTGGGACTTTGTAGAGAAGCTAACGGGTCGTAGGGCGATACCAGCGGTGTTCTACAGGTTCAAGACGCTACAAGAGTTTAACGGATCTATAGACGCCTTAGACCTCCCAGATCGTGAGCTAACTGAAGAAGAGCTAGACGAGTTTGACTGACCTCAACGTACAGCTTCTTCCGTGGCAGCAAGAAGTCTACTCTGACCCAACACGGTTCAAGGTAGTCGCTGCAGGGAGACGAACAGGTAAATCTAGGCTAGCTGCTTGGATGTTAATTATTAACGCTCTACAGACGGATAGAGGACAAGTTTTTTACGTTGCGCCTACGCAGGGACAAGCCCGTGACATCATGTGGCAGACTCTGCTAGAGCTAGGACACCCTGTCATCTCAGGTTCGCACATCAACAACCTGCAGATCAAGCTGGTCAACGGGGCCACAATTAGTCTAAAGGGAGCCGACAGACCTGAGACTATGCGTGGTGTGTCCTTGAAGTTTCTCGTGATGGACGAGTACGCGGATATGAAGCCCGATGTCTGGGAGCAGATCCTACGTCCAGCACTGGCAGACCAGAAGGGTCAAGCGATGTTCATAGGGACACCTATGGGTCGTAACCACTTCTACGAGTTGTACAAGTACGCAGAGCTAGGGGATGACCCCACGTACAAAGGATGGCACTTTACGTCTTATGACAACCCGTTACTTGACTCAGAAGAAATCGACATGGCTAAGAAGTCTATGTCGTCTTATGCGTTTCGTCAGGAGTTTATGGCATCGTTTGAAGCCAGAGGTTCCGAGATGTTCAAGGAAGACTGGGTACAGTTTGGAGAGGAACCTGAGGTTGGCGACTACTACATCGCTGTTGACTTGGCAGGTTTTGAGGAAGTAAACAAGAAGAGGACTAAGAACTCTAAACTAGATGAGACCGCAATCGCTGTTGTTAAAGTTAGTCCTGATGGTTGGTACGTTGATAACATTATATATGGGCGGTGGAGCCTTGACGAGACTGCCACCAAGATATTTCAGGCCGTTAGAGACTACAGACCCGTCAGCGTTGGTATTGAACGAGGTATCGCAAAGCAAGCCGTTATGTCTCCCCTCATGGACCTCCAGAAGCGTTACGGCACGTTCTTTAGGGTTGAGGAACTTACCCACGGCAACAAAAAGAAGACTGACAGGGTAATGTGGGCGTTACAGGGAAGATTTGAAAACGGTTACATCAGCATAAACAAAGGTGAGTGGAACAACAGATTCTTAGACCAACTGTTTCAGTTCCCTGATCCTCTGACACACGATGACTTGGTTGATGCCTTGGCGTACATAGACCAGCTAGCTAAAGTGGCTTACCACTACGACTTTGAAATTGACAACCACGAAGTACTAGACATAGTATCAGGATACTAATATGGCAGAAGAAATCTTAAGCCCAGACCCTCTGATGATTGAGGAGTCTCTAGAAGAGTGGGTAATGACCAAGTGTGAAAACTGGCGTGATTACTACGAGTCTAACTACGAAGCAAAGTTTGAAGAGTACTACAGACTCTGGCGTGGACAGTGGGATCCAGCAGACTCAGAACGAGCCTCTGAGCGTTCTAGAATCATTTCTCCTGCGTTACAACAGGCTGTAGAGTCTAACGTAGCAGAACTAGAAGAAGCCACGTTTGGTCGTGGTAAGTGGTTTGACGTAACGGACGACATGAACGATCCTGAGAAACAGGACATTCAATATTTACGTAAAAAGTTAACAGAAGACTTTGAAAACACAAAGGTGCGTAAAGCTGTTGCTGAGTGTCTGATTAATGCTGCTGTCTTTGGTACGGGCGTAGGAGAAGTTGTCCTAGAAGAGATTAAGGAGATGGCTCCTGCTACTCAGCCCATCATGGACGGACAGTTGCAGGCTGTAGGGGTAAACATTACTGACAGAATAGTAGTAAAACTTAAGCCTGTCCTGCCTCAGAACTTCTTGATTGACCCTGTGGCTACGTCTGTTGATGACGCTATGGGTGTTGCTATTGACGAGTTCGTGTCAAAACACCAAGTAGAACTCATGCAAGAACAAGGCGTGTACAGAGACGTATACGTAGAGTCAGCGGCTCCTGACACAGACCTAGAGCCTGACCAAGACCTCACGATCTACAACGACGATAAGGTTAGGTTGACTAAGTACTACGGTCTAGTTCCTCGTGAGTTGCTAGAGGCTGAAGACGTAGACGTTGAGTCAGATTCTATGTACGTTGAAGCTGTCGTAGTTATTGCTAACGGCGGTACGCTGCTTAAGGCTGAAGCAAACCCGTACATGATGCAAGACCGTCCTGTTGTTGCGTTCCCTTGGGACGTAGTACCCGGACGTTTCTGGGGACGAGGTGTTTGTGAGAAAGGCTACAACAGTCAGAAGGCTCTAGACACAGAACTACGTGCACGTATTGACGCACTGTCCCTTACTATCCACCCAATGCTTGCCATAGACGCAACCCGACTGCCGAGAGGCGCAAAGCCCGAAGTACGTCCCGGCAAGATGATACTGACTAATGGAGATCCCCGTGAAGTCTTACAGCCGTTCAACTTTGGGCAAGTTGGGCAGATTACTTTTGCACAAGCTGCGAGTTTGCAGCAGATGGTACAGCAAGCAACAGGAGCTGTTGATAGCGCCGGTATTGCTGGACAGGTTAACGGAGAAGCGACTGCCGCAGGAATAAGTATGTCTCTAGGCGCAATCATCAAGCGCCACAAGCGTACCCTGATTAACTTCCAGCAGTCGTTCTTGTTGCCTTTTGTTACCAAGGCTGCACATAGGTATATGCAATTTGACCCAGAAAACTACCCAGTAGCTGACTACAAGTTCAACGCTACCAGTACACTAGGCATCATCGCTAGGGAGTACGAGGTAACTCAGCTTGTACAGTTGCTGCAAACGATGAAGCAGGATAGTCCTCTGTACCCTGTGTTAATTCAGAGCATCATCGACAACATGAACCTCAGCAACCGTGAGGAACTTATTGCTACGATGCAACAGGCATCTCAGCCTAATCCTCAAGCTCAACAAATGGCTATGGTGGCTCAACAGGCTCAACTGGAGTTCCAGCAGGCACAGACTGCAGCACTACAAGGACAAGCTGCTGAGTCTCAAGCTAGGGCTGCTAAGTACGCTGTTGATGCTCAGTTGGCTCCTGAAGAGCTTGAGATTGATAAGATCAACGCTATCACACGTAATCTTAAGGATGGTGACGCAGACGACAGAGAGTTTGAGCGTAGGCTTAAGATTGCCGAGGTAGCCCTAAAAGAAAAGGCCCTAAATAACCAAGGAGAACCTAGTCGTGTTAATGACACAAACAGAAATGAACAGCTTCCTTCACCAAATCAACCAAGCGTTCCAAGACCAGTTCAACCGACTGGACCAGCTAGAGAAGCGCCTCGCGGACCTAGAGGGCCAAATGTCGGCCCAGCACCAACAGGAGGAGCAGCCTAATGCCGAAGGAAAAAGACCCAAGGCTAGCACGAGCAGGAGTAAGCGGGTACAACAAGCCGAAGAGGACGCCTAATCACCCTAAGAAGAGCCACATTGTCGTAGCTAAAGAGGGTGACAAAGTT